CGTTGCTATCTCGTCTGCCAAGCAAGTCTCAGGGCGTCCGGAAACCACCATGAGCTTGGCCGCGAAAGAGATCTTGACTTTGTTTCGTCGATCCTTCCACGTCATCTTTCCAACTGACATCTTTTCCAAAACTTTCAACTGCTGATCTGATGCTCCCATTCTACGATACACCTCGAAAATGAACGAGTGGTGCAAAGGGCCAACACTCCAGTCACATCCTGAAACATCCGAGGCAAAAGCCGGAAGCAGAGATGCGCCGCGGGAATAGCCGGGAGGCACGTAAACAATCAACGAGTCGTCACTATTTGTGTTCAGATAAAAGCCCCAAACGCTTCTCGTTCTAAGGGCGTTCGCCCACGAGTTTAGTTTGTCTTGATTTTTCTTCGGCTCTATCTCGAAACGAACACAAGGGTACATTTGACAACCGTTTACGAAGGCGAGATCTGGATCCTCGACCAACCCATCCGGTGTCATATACCAAGTCCGTGATGACATCCATTTAAAGTAATTTGTTTTGGCGGGTATTGTGAAGGGCATAGTCACAACAACGTCCAGTCTGTCCATCGGGAAAATGATACGATACTTTGCGGAACCATCGTCTATCATTTTCACGAGCTCATCTCCTTTTAATGCAAAAGTCCCCGGGGCAACCTCGGGTTTCGTGGAGTGAGTCGACTCTTCAATGGCCGCGAGGTATGAATTGACCTTTGGTGATGGCCAACCCCGCGTCTTGATCTCAACTTCCAATTCTTCTCTAGTGAGCCAGGTCACCTTCGGAAATGTTTTCTCCGAAAGCAGCCGGAAACCGTTTCTCAGACAAGCAGCTCTAGGCTTAAAGTCCGGGGGTTTCACTCTCAAGGCCAGGGTCATCCATACAGCGGCAGCATGCACTTGAGGACGTAGCAAACTTGCGGTTGCCTCACAATGCACAATTGGAATTCCCTCTTGAGCGGTCCGCACAGGCAGAGTACTCAAGACTTGAATTGGGTTGTCAATTACGACGCCATCAAGAACACACTCTGCAGGTGCGTTCAGCGGCATAATTGGAGTTTCCTTCATAGGGGAAGGAGGACAGTGAACGTATTTGGCAAAGGCTTCTCCCATGCGAGGAGCTGCCTCAATTAGGTTCCAGAAGATGTGGATAGCAATACCCAACGGAAGAGGAAGAGCGGCGGTGAATGCGTGCATGAAGCCTGTCAGGAACGACTTCAGCAATGTTCTAACACCCAACTCGCCATCCACGTAATCTGCATATGCATTAGCCAATGACTCAATCAATGCAATTACGGTCGGCACAAAAAACGACAGTCTTTTGGTCGATTCCTCCGTCACAGCCGAACCCACTGCGGAAGCAACTTCAACACCCAACGTGAAAAGAAGTGCCTGCAGCTTGGTCATCTCGGGCGCTTTGGAAATGACGCGCACCTTGATGAACCAACTCACCGTGTTCATCACACGGGAGTAGGCCCGGGAGGACGCCCGGAGCGTGGTATGAACAGCTTTGACAAAACGAAACAATGCACGTCCTAATGAAAGGGGCATAAATTCAATTCGTTTGCCAAGCCAACGGTCAACCTTGTGCTTGACCGTTACCCACGCTTCCGAGATCCATTCTTTGATATGCTTCAAGATATCCGCCACCAACTGGAGGTACGATTTCTTGCCCGAAAACTCAGCAGCCACACCTGCAAAAGGGCCGAACCCGGCCATTTTGTCTCTTGCAACATTCTTCGCATGATCAGCGAAAGAATTTGGGGTGATGTGACTACCTGTCAACGGCTGGGCTCTTGTAACCCAGTTCCAAGTCGCCAACCTGGCATTGTGCGCCAGTGTTGCGAACTTGGGCCTCCTTAGAAAAGGGAACTCTTTTTCTTCTTGGTCAACTGCATCATTGAAAATGGTTTCCTGAGTGTGCAGCCGGTGAGCCTCTTCAGCGAAATTGCCCAGCAACGGGCGCAACTTCGGAATCAGGTTCACATACCTTCCCGTGTCGTCAATAACCACCGTGCCCGTACTGGCAACGCTGATCGGAGCGCGAGTGTCTTGGAACAACTCGAACTCATGTTTGATCACGATATGATAATAAGATTTCCCAGCAACTGTGTTTTGTTCCACAGTGCTCCAAGAAAAGCAAGCGAGTCCGTATCCGATATCTATGGTCTGTGTCCCATGTGCATGTGTCAGATAACTAAAGTCCGCATGATCGTCATAGTATTTGTCAGAGGTGGAAATCGACGGATACGATCGATAACTGCCATCTACATTTTTCACCATGACGGGGCCTTGGACAGAAAAGGCAGGGAGAATCACTTCCTTGTCTAATCTGACCACACGTTTTGCTGGAACTACCCACTTATGCGATAACAAATTCCCGTGAGGAATACGCATTGAAAGTGTTAAGGTGCGAATAGGGGATTGCACCTCAGGGTCTTCGTAGAGTGTTTGCACTACGTCAGCAAAGCTCCCGAAAAAGACGTCGTTTGCGATGTAGTGCTGTGCGCCGCGGCAGCGCTGTGCACCCAGACCGCGAGCGACATCCTTTTGTGTCGCCACGGGCCGATACCAATCACAATTGACTCCTTTCGACTGGAGCGTGGTAATCCATGAAAGTTCCTTTTGTGAAGGACCAAGAATCACCACACGTTCCCCGTTTGCGGCTCCAAAACCACCCTTCCAGGTGAGAGCGCGCAAACATCCTCGAACGAGGGCCTCAAAACGATGGTCGTTTTGAACGGACGGTGTCCCGTACTTCCGCACTGGGACGCCAATGCTTTCAGCGAAGCGCAACAGGTCTGAGTCTTCCTCATAGACCGGCTGCGCAACGTTGTTTTCCAAAAACAACTGAAGCTTATTCACATTTTGGTCAAGAACATGTTTGTACCCACATTTCTTGCCATTTCTGCAACCTTCATACGTGTTGTAGAAGTTGCAAAGACGTTTCCGCCTTTGGGGGGCTTT